ATGCGCTACAGGAATGGGATTTAATTTTATCTGCGTTCCTCTTGGGAACTTTGTTGCTGGTGTCGCTGGTTATCCTCTTGAGATCGTGGCTCTTGACTTGAGCGAGATGATGCCAGTGTTGATGGGTATGTTAGGCTTAGGCGCTATGCGCTCGTTTGAAAAGACTAAAGGCGTGGCGAGGGAGAAGTAATGGCTAGTAATTTAACTTACGGTGGATTACCAGAAAGACAAGGTGATCTAACTGGTGGACAAAAGAGCCAGCTACAGTTGCTAAAAGACAAAGGAATAGTGACTGGTGACGGTAATCTTAATACAGAAAACTTGAGCAGAAGCCAGTTGTTTGATTACGTTACTGGTGGCTTTGGCTTGGGTGACAACGATCTCCACAGAAAGCTAAGAAGTCAAGCTGATGCTGCATTTTCAGCAAGCAAAGGTCAGCGGTCAGGCGGTATGCTTACTTTTGGTGGACTGCCTCCACAACAGGCTGAACCAGCACCAACACCTGCTCCAACACCGGCACCAACTCCAGCACCTGCTCCAGCGCCTTCTGGCGATATGCAAATGAACCAAAACTTTATTGACTTCTTGGACGCTCTTGGGTTACAGTCTCTGTTTAATTTGTTTTCTAGTGGTCAAACCCAGACTGGCTATGCGCCCTCTATGCTTACTCCAGAGCGTGTAGACTTTTCACAGTTGTTGCTCCCTAAGTCAACGGTTGGGTACGACCCGGTAAGAGGAACTTATTCTGTACCTTCTGTTATGAATCCTGAATCAGCAGCAGGTCAAGCAGGGCTGTTTAATTACATATACGCTCCTTACACACAGCCTATGGCTCCTACCAACCCAATGGAAGGAATTACTGTACCTTTTATTCCTTATCAAGGTAGTTAATTAGATGGCTGAAGAACAGCAAACATTTACTTTCTACGAGGGTGACGAAACTACTGAAAGCCCTAGTTTCGAATACTTAGCGAACCAAGAAGGTTATAAAAAAGCTACTGTAGAAGAACTGCGGGAGTATTACGAAGAGGCTATTAACCTCCAAAAAACTTTCGGTGATTTTGAAAACTATCTAGCCTACATGACAGAGCGAGAGTCTCTGATTCAGTCTGGTGAGTACGATCCCGGAACTTACGGCGAAATAGTAGACACTGGAATGGTACAGAATGTTGACGGGACTATGATTGATCCTTCTGACATTCAAAACCTCTCGCGTAACGATTTTATATCAAAATATGGGCTTGATCCTTCAGAAGTACAAATAGTAAAGCAAGAGACTGGCGCTGATAGAGCCGCAGGATACAGGGACTGGTTAGGATCTGATTCTGTACAGAAGCTGAACCAGAAATACGGTATTCCTGATGTAAGACAAACCGACGATGGCCGAGAATATATGTGGAATGGCTCTGCGTGGGTTAAAACCAAAGAGCCAGAAAACTTTGATTTCGGTGATGCACTTAAGTTAGCAACAGCGGTCGGCTTTGGTGCTGTTACGGGAACAGCATTGGGAGGAGTTCTAGGAAGTTCTGGAGCGGTAACCCAGTCAATAGCTAGTGGTTTAGGCATAGCTCCAAGCACTGTTGGTGCTGCCGCTGGTGGAATGTTGTCTAGCAGTATTAGCCAGTACATCTTAACAGGAGAAATAGACCCTACCCAAGTTTTTGTCAGCGGATTAACAGCAGGTATTTTAGACGCTGCTGATGTAATGGGCGCGGGTAACTACTCTGACGTAAGCGCAGATGCTTTTAACACAGCAACTTCTGGCCCTCTTGCTACAATAAACGAAAAGGTTTGGGACTTAGCTGATGCTTTAGGCACTGATTTCAATACTGCGTTAGACATAGTAAAAGGAGTCACTGTAGGTGCTATCGAAGGAGGAGACCTAGAAGGTATCGTTATAGGCGCTGCTACTACAATAGGCGCAGACAAACTAACGTCGTACATCGAAGACAGTGTTGGTCTAGCTGTTCCTAACTTTTTTGAGGAAGGCACAACAGAGATAAGCAGAGACGCTGTAAACGAAATGTCTCGTATATTCTTAAGAGACACTTTAGAGGGGAACATTGACGAAGGCACTTTAGCTAGTATGGGGCTAGGTTACTTAAGGGAAGGAGGAACCTTATCTTTTGCCGACCCTAGTGAACTTATTCCAGATATTGACACAGGAAAAGTTGGAGACTTCTTTGACTTCCTGCCAGACATTGAGCTAATGGGCGGAGAAGGGTTTGACATAGATATAGACACTGACGAAGCAAGGATGGAGCAAGCCCTCAGCGAGCTATCAAGTGAAGACATAGAGCAGGGAAAAGAGTTAGATCCTAACGCCAACATTATTCTTCAGTACGACCAAGGCACTGTTGATGAAATAGAACAAGTCTTACGAGACGCAAAAGAAGCTGGTAGTGAGTTTAACGAAGAAGTAATTAAGCCTGTTGTAGACGTAATACAGGAAGCAGGGTACGCAGTAGACGACTACATATTGCAGCCTATCAAAGAAGGTATTATGTCTATCTGGGATATGCTGCCTTCGCTACCAGAGACAGACGTAGACCTTCCAAGCATCTCTGGTATAGATATAGGCCTTCCTGATGTTGAGTTCAAAGGAAGTAAGCCGTTTGGAGAAGACTTAAAAGCCTTTAGACCGCTAACAGCGCCTCAGATGGGACAACAGGCTCCTCTGTTGCCTAAAGTTGATGTTCAGGGCTTTGACCCTAGAAGAACAGGATCACCCATTGTAGCGTCCTTATTTTCGGAGTACTTAGGATGACATATTTAGATGTAGTTAACAACGTACTGCGTCGTCTGCGCGAAGAAGAAGTCAACTCTGTGCAAGACACAACGTATAGTAAAATGGTTGGTGACTTTGTTAACGATGCAAAACGAATTGTTGAAAACTCATGGGACTGGTCTGCTACTAGACTTACTATGACTATTACAACAGTGCCTGACGTATTTAACTACGTACTTGCTGGAAGTCAAAACCGACTTAAAGTTCTTGACGTTATTAACGATACGCAAAACGCATTTATGGAGTACCGTCCTCAAGTCTGGTTTGATGAAAAGTATTTGATCCAGCCTGTTCTCGAAGGCACACCGCAGTACTACACGTTTAACGGAGTTGACCCTAACGGTGATACTCAGATTGACATTTATCCAAAACCTGACTCTGCTTATGTTGTGCGATTTAACGCTGTTGTACGCGACGATGATTTAACTGCAGATGCAGATGACGTTATTGTTCCTGCTGCGCCTATCATCCATTTAGCTGTAGCGTTGCTGGCACGAGAGCGTGGAGAGACAGGCGGTACGTCTGCTCAGGAATACTTCAGCATTGCAGATTCTTTCTTGAGCGATGCGATTGCGCTTGATGCAGCTAAACATCCTGAAGAAGTCATCTGGAGTACTCCGTAATGGCGCAACCCCTGCAAAGCATTAACTTAGTATCGCCTGCGTTTAAGGGAATCAACACTGAAGATTCTCCACTAGCGCAGGATACTTCTTATGCTGAGACTGCTGATAACGCTATCATTGATAAGCGAGGACAGCTAGCAGCGCGTAAGGGTGTTTCTGTTACTACAACAGACGCAACCGAACTAGGTTCAGATAAAGTCAAGAAGGTGTTTTACTTCGAAGACAGCGCAGGAAACAATGTTGTTTTTAGCACAGGCAACAACAAGATAATGACGGGTACGACTACGCTTGTAGACGCAACGCCGGGATCGTATTCAATCACCGCTGATAACTGGAAGATTGTAAACTTTAACGATTCCTGTTACTTCTTCCAGCGCGGTTATGAACCGTTGGTGTACAGCAACGCACTAGGCGCTGTTACTAAAATGTCTAGCGTTGCAGGTTCTGCTGGCGTTACATCAAGTATTTATGGAAATGAGGCTTTAGCCGCTTACGGGAGACTTTGGGTTGTTGACAACGCTTCGGATGCAAATGTTATCTATTGGTCTGATCTGCTTAATGGTGTTGACTGGACAGGCGGGTCGAGCGGATCTATCAACATTGAGAAGGTATGGCCCGACGGTGCTGATAAAGTCAAAGCCTTGGCTGCACACAACAATAAATTAGTTATCTTAGGTGAGCACTCAATCTTAGTCTACGAAGGCGCAGACTCTCCAGCATCAATGGCGCTGTCCGATACGGTTGCAGGTGTTGGATGTGTATGTCGCAACAGTGTACAGCACATAGGCACAGACGTATTGTTTATGTCTCACTCAGGTTTGCGTAGCTTTGGAAGAACCATACAAGAAAAGTCAATGCCTCTGACTGACCTAAGCCGTAACATTAAACAAGAACTAATACAACAGATTCAAAACCGCAGCGAACCAACAGCATCTGTTTACAGCCCAGAGAACTATTTCTATCTGATTACGTTCCCCGGATCTGACATCACTTATTGCTTTGAT